AGTCATCGTCCTCATCTTCGTAATCGCCGAACTTCTCTGGATCGACTGGGTCAGGCAAGATCCAATGCGGGTAGGCTTGAGGTTCAGTAATCATGAACATGGCTATATCTTCTGGAAAGCCAGCTCTTTTTAAGCTGCAAAAATACTCATATAACCCAATGCAATAAGCATCGAGCTTTGAGTAACCTTGTTCCTCTAACGCCTTAGTTGCTTTTCTTGCCATGTGGATAAGTGTCCCTTACTTCTTGAGAAGTTCCATCATCTGTTCTTGGCGTGTCTCTATTCTTGCCAATCGGTCTGCGAGAGATGATCCACCATTAGGCGTAAGAGTCCATAACCAACCGCGAACCAGGTAACGCAAACCGCCAATAAAAATAGCAAGCGTTGAAACAATGGCGAGAGCAAGCCCCGCCCAATCATTTGCCGTCACCTCAAACCGAAGGCTTCATCTTTAGGATTTAACCAACGCATGATCGGAGGAATTGTTGCCAATGCCCCAGCGTAAGCGATATGCTTAGGGTTAGTTTCCCCGGCAGCGACAAGTGCAAGAGCAGCTGTTAGAAACGCTCTGCCCCAACTTGCTAGCATCTTCTTCAGGTCTTTGTTCATTTGTTCCTCCTAGTAACGGGATGTTAAAAAACTTCGAATCCGTATCGCCAGCCTTTGTAAAACTGATATGGATGTGCGCTGTGTGTGGATTGACTCCTGTGTACTTGCGCCATTTCCAGAAGCTTCTAGCGCTTGCAATCTTGTGATTAAAGATGACATAACTAATGCGTTTATCTGACTTGGCTGCAATTCGTATCTGATCGGCAATGTAAGCAGCCGTAGAGGCTTGTCCATTGAAATCAGCATCGAGATCGATAGCGCGGACAATCCCTGAATCAGGGTCAGGGTTATGATCGCTCTTTCGGGTTGAGTGCTTTGCATCTCCGATGGTGCCGTCACTTTTACGGTCTCTGTCAGGATAAGCATCGTCTGCCTGTTCTCTTAACTGTATAACCGATTTAGATAGTTTTGCTTTCATCCAAGTAACAAAGCGGCTTCTTCAGTTGTTAAACCTAAACGGTCAAGAATTGCTGCGCGAGCAGCTTCCTTTGCTTCGGCTTCGGCTTGTTCTTTTGCAACTTCTTTGGCACGATCTAAACGGGCTTTTGTTTCAGAAGCAGTTTCGTCTCGCTCTGTAACAATTGTTTCACCTGTTAATATATCAAAATTTGTATCGATTATTTTCATGTTATTGGGCTCCATAAACATACATAGTTCCGCTTGTGAAAGATCCACCGGCTGTTATTAGCGTTATATTTGATATCACAGAAGTGCCAGAGTAATAACCACCAGCAATAATGCCCAAAGGACTACCAGTTTCATTCACTCCAAATGCTTGATTTGCTAATTTTGGAGTTGTTTTATTTGCTCCTGCAATGTTAATAAAACCATTCAAATCCATAGATGTATTAGTTCCGTGATTACATAACTTAAAACCCGGGTCTGAAAGTGTTAGGGAAGTAAGTGTTGTACCACTAAAGCTAGAGGAAGGAGTATAAGCAAAACCTGATTGACGGTAATTTGCTGAAGTTGTATCACCGTTCATTTGCAATCTTATTTGATTGTTACCTGTATCATTTGTACGCACAGCTTGTAATATTACTCTTATTTCATCATAACCAGCCAAACTAGAAATAGTAAAACTGGATCCTGTGTTTGTCGTGGTTGTTGATAACAAAGTAAAACTTTTTTGAGCTGTTAAAGGACTCCAAACAAAATCGAGATCCGTGTTAGTTGCTTTTGCTAAGACTTGTCCAGTAGTGCCACCTTTAAGATCGACAAAAGAGGTATCTACACCACCTAAAGCGGTGCGAATAGCTGCTGCACCGTCCTTTACGAGATCGGTATCGGCTGGGGTTGTCCAGCCAAAGTTTGTAGTAGTTGGCATTGTTCTCCTTATATCAGGCTACTATTGTAGCGTTATTCCAGTCCAAAGTAGCACTTACTGTGTTCCATGTTTCATTTATTGGTACTGAGTTCCATCTAAAAGCCTGAAGGCTAAAAGCCACAGGCGAAACGATTATGGTCAGATCCAAAGCATTAAATCGACTAGTCCAAGTCCAACCTTCAACAAAGCCCTGATATCGACCATCTGCAATATTTGCTGGAAGATCCTCAATGTCCAAAGGCAATCCCATAAAGATATTAAAGGCTTGGTCTCTAGAAGCATCTGGGATGTTTGGGTTAGCCATAGGAAAAGTAATCGATCTAAACTGATCTTGAGGATATGCCCGAATGTCTAAATAGAATGCAGCTTGAGATTCTGCATCTGCTTGTTTTTCAATGCTAGTAAGAATGTTTTCAGCCTGGTATCCATAGGTAGCAATTGAGGTTGCATCAAATGCTGTTTCTTGGGCACCGTTTTTATAGGTAATTGTGACCTCATTACGAAGATCACCTAAGCGCCTTGAGGTGGCAATTCCAGCGGCATAAGCCCAACCGCCATCGACATAGGCGTAACCATTAGCTGAAAGATATTCAGATCGATGAGTACTGTCTGCATATCCGATTCGACCAGAAGAATCTTCATAAATGTATCCAAGACCCGACCTAGCAAGACTTGCTAGGCTATAGATATCTGTAGTTTGGGCTGAACGAGCCGTTAGTTCATAATCGCCAGGACGATCAATCTCTCCTAAACCTGCGTTTTCAGCATTTTGCCAAGTGGTAGTTGCTTCGTAATTTGCCCATTCAAGAGCAGCTGGTAACTCGTTCCATTGACTAAAAAGAACAGTTTGCAAAATCTCATAAATTTGATCCCCATCAAAGTCTTTAGACAACACGCCTTCGGTAAGGGTTTTGGGTAGTTTGGACAAAGCACCAAGAGCTGTGACCGTAATCGCCTGAGTAATGGCTGGCTCACCCGTTCTGACGGTTATATCTATATCTGAAACATCTCCGCCAAATAAAGGCACATAAACGCCAGATGAGTCTTTTACTTTTATTACTACTGAGTCATTAACATCAAAGCCTGTAGCAGCTTGATTAAGGTTAAGAATGGTGAAGCGACAATAACCTGCAACTGGTTGCGAATAAATATCTGAGCGACCAGAGGTAATGGTTAAATCGGCAATCGTTAGATTAGTGACATCTCCACGTCCATTGACTTCTACTGCCCAATCTGGAGTCCAGGCTGTCATACTGCTACTAACGCTCCTGCGCCTAATGTGCCACGGTATGAGGATTGGTTAAGCACTTGGACAATTTGACGAGCTGCGGACTCTGAGTCGATAGCGCCATTAACTGTAATGTTATTGGTCACACTTGCTCCACTAGCCATTAAGTTCTTTGTACTTGACGGAAGTTCTGGTAATGCAAATTTACTAGCAGAAGGAGCAGGTGAACTCATGCTCATATTAGAAGATTGGCTAGATCCACCAAAACCTAAGAATCCGGCTACTTTGCTACCCCATTGGAAAAGAGTTTGAAACGCACTAATAAGCTGACCAACGGCATCGACCGTAGTACCGATAACGGTTCCGATTACCTGAAATGCAATCTTAAAAGCACCGCCCAAAAATGGTGCCAGGATGTTTTTAGTAAATGACCATAAAGCCGTAAACGCTTCTTTATTATCTTCAACAGCCTTTTTTACTTTATTAAAGACAAATTGTAGTCCTTCAAGAATTGGAATAAGCACAGTCTTAGCGACATCGATTATCTGAGTAAAAGCATTCTTTAATCCGCTACCACCTGTGAAACCTTCGATAAACTCTTGAACGGCTGGAACAATATATTTAACAATATTTTCAACTAAAGGAGTAACCGCATCTAGAATAAACGATCCAACTGTTTCTTTAGCTTCGTTGAAAGCAACTGATAGTCGAGCCATCTTGCCTTGAAAGGTCTCTGCCTGAATTGATGCTTGGCCTTCGAAGGTCGTAGCTAGTTTGGCTGTTATCTGCTCAAATGTAAGAGTTGCAAGTTCAGCCTTTGTAAGACCTACGCCAAGCCGTGATAGACCCGCTAGGTTGCCTTCCTGAGCCTTTGAGAGGCTTTCTGTGACCGCCTGTAGGCTTTTACCTGTACCTGCTGCAATATTGATAGCGATCGACTGTAATTGCTGCGCCTTTGTAACATCTCCAGTAGCACGAGTAAGTCGATCTAAGGATGGACGAAGTTCATCATCTGTAATGCCAAATAACAAAGATTGTTGAAGAACATAATCTTCTGTGGCCTTGATTTGGTCATCTGTGGCACCAGTCACATTTCTTAATGTGGTGGCTAGTTTCGCCTGTGCCGCTTCATCTTCGATGGCAGCTTTAACTCCATCGATGGCTAACTTTCCAGCGTAGGCCGCTGCTGCTGCGCCCGCTGCTAAAAAGGCTACGCCTGCAACTTTGCCAAACTTAGTAACCTTGTCACCAAAGGTAGTTACTTCATTATCGGCCTTGTTGATGTTCTTGGTAAAGTTATCGATATCTGCAAGAAGTTTAAGCGTTAAGGCTCTACTGGTACCGGCCATTATGTCCACTCCTTCAAAATCTTATCAAACGATTTAGTCCACTCAGCTACGATGTAAGGCTGGATCCTGCGAAGGGTTGGATAGATAAAGTAACCCTTAGATCCACGACCTTCACGACCTGACCAAACTGGAAACTGCTTAAACTTGTTAGATCCAAACTCTGAGCCACCCCAAAGATCTTTAGTGGTTGCACCACCTGAAAACTTTTGAGCTGCAAAGCCGTAAGTAATCTCACCAATTCTAGATGACTTCTTTACTTTTGAGCCTGATGCGATGCGACTGGCAACTGCTCGGGATTGTAGACCCGATGCAGCACCAATTACTTCTTTACGAGCATATTCTGCTAAAGCACCAGACTGGCGCTTGGCTTCGTCTACTGCCTGCTCGTCCATATTCTTCAACGCCTTAAAGACTGCACGAAGTTCGGTTTTATCGAAAG